AACGAAATCAGCAAAGCTGAAGCTAAGAAAGAAATCTTAGAATCAGATGTTGCACTTGATTTAGTTGACATCAACGCTTACAACATTGACGAAGTAATCGACATGGAAATGGAGATGGCTTAATGTCATTTGAAAAAACTTCTTTAATAAACATTGAAAAAAAATTCAATGAGTTTGGTGCAAGTAAACCTACTATGTGGTGGGAACACGGTGTACTATGGGCTGATTACCCTAATAAAGATGAAGTTAATCTTATTAAAGAGGGTTTAGAAGACAGTTTAGCACCAGGTTTTAAAGTTGATGTTTCATGTTTGAAAGCAACAAAAACTGAACCTTGGGACCAATACGCATTTGACATTATGGAGGACAAATAATTATGACACTACTAGAACACATTAAAAATATCAACGCTAAGTCTAAAAAATGGATGGATGAAAATCCTGGTTCATGGGCTGGCATGGTCACGGAAGATATTAAGTATTGGAATGACCAAGGTATTTTTACTGTTGAAGACTATGAAAGAGATAGTCTTATCACAAGCGTTTATGAAATGCACAAAGACGCTTATGGTGTTAAAGGTAGACACTACAATTTTGATAAAATGTCAAATGAAGATTTAGAAAAAGAATTAAAACATTTATGTGCTGTTGCAAAAGAATCAGCTGATGAAGAAAAAAGGTATGAAGAAGCTGCTTACCAAACCTTCTTAAAAAGAATTACAGAATCTATGAAACTTGGTGCAGAAACCAAAGAAGACGCAATTAAATGGATTTTACAGGCTGAAGGCCTAGAAAACGAGAAAGACGCAGGTTATATTTGTTATAACTTAGGTCTTAATTATGACAAAGAATATTTATTTAAACAAAAACACTAAAAAGGAGACACTATGATAATTAATATAGGTGATACAATCAAAGCAAACCACGGTAGAAGTGGTGAAATAATTAATATCGGTATTGCTACTGAAGCAAACGATATAGCGGCTGAAAATGATACAGCCTTAAATGCACAAACATATGATACTAGTTTAGGTTATACCGGTGCAGTTACATATACAGGTGACAATGGCACACATTGGTGTTATTTTAGCCAGATTGAAGACAATCTAACTGAAAAAGAAAAGTCAGATGTTGATGTACAAATAAATTTAGAAAATGAACAACTGTTAGGAAAATAATGACATTGAAATATAATGAAGATAAAATCCTCAATGAGGTACTTGATTACATAAAAGGCACATATGGCCAACACTATGCTCAAGTTTCAAAAGGTACACAAGTACAAGATTTGCTAAGGTCTATTGGTATTGACCAAGACTTTTGCCAGGCTAATGCAATTAAATATCTTGCCAGATATGGTAAGAAAGACGGCAAAAACAGGAAAGACCTGTTAAAAGCTATTCACTATATTGTACTATTAATGAATTCAGAGGATCAAAAATGATTGCTGATAAAGATATATTTGATGAAAATGATAAAAAGATTGGTTATTGGAGAAAACTTGAAGACGGCGCTAATGGTGAAAATCTTTATGAAGTTTATTTTGATGATAGTGAAGATGAAGGCGATTACCTACAATCACAAGAGTTTGTATCAGATGAAGATAATGCCGAAGAAACAGCATATGATTATGCAAGGAGTATATAATGATTGACGAAACAATTACTATTGAGGCTTGTAATAAAGCACTAGACCAAATCGCAGATAAAGATTATGATGGTGCGATTGATACAATTTCAAAGCTTAGAGCAACAAATCAACAAAAGGTTGATGAATTTGACAAATGGGCTGAAGAAGAAAGTAAAAAACAAGAAAATATGGCTGTTCCTGACGACAACTGGCAGGATGGCGAAGTGGAGAACTTTGGGTAAACTCGATATTATGGGCTATACAAACACCTTCGACAGCTACGATTCGCCAATCCTGGTGCATCCTGGCGCTTATTTTTTTTCAAAAAGCGTTGGAAATCACGCTTTTTATTGGGGCTTGCCATTTCTGGCAATTTCTGATATGATTTCCACTATATTAACAAATTAACAAAGGACTATTATATTATGACACAATTTACATACACAAAAGACATGATTTTTGCTGAGTTTAAAATCGCAAAAGATAAAGATACTAAACTAGGCAAAGGTGACGACAACAAAGTTTTTAAAAACCGTGTTGCAATGTTAAAAGATATGATTAATCTTAAAAAAACTATGCCACAAGCACTAGAAGATGTAAATATTAATTTTGAGAATTTACTCAACGCTTATATTCAAACTAATCCTAGAGATTACTTCTATTACAAAGTATTTGGTAAATCTTACGAAGAACATAAGATTGAAAATGAAATTACTGATATGTCGGCTTATTCTGATGAAGATAAGAACGCACAAACTTTAGAAGAAAAAGTAGAGGCGATGGTTTAATGGCGATTATCTACACAAACAATTCTAGTGGTGCAATTCGTAGGTTGAAAAAGAAAAAACCTACGAAAAGTTACCTTGAGGCTCTTGCAAAACATATCAAGTACCTAAAAAAACTAGGTTTTGATTGTGATGATAATGGTAGAATTAAATTAACTACAGATGGTAGATATACAATTGATATAGCAGAGAGAACATACGAGGCACCAAAACCTAATATCAAGTTGTCAAACAAAATTGGTCGTGGTGGTACTAAACCCGACAATAGTTGGAAGATTGAAGCGAGTAAGAACTTTACAATTGCTCCAGCTTATAACAAAGGTCCTTATATGGTTGTCGCCAAAGAGGATATTAAAACAGCAGGGAGAAAAGTATGAAGCTGAAAGAAACAATAATGATTGCAATAACGGCGTTGGCGTTTATGCTAATTACAGGTGTTGCAAAGGCAAATCCAGTTGAAACAGTTACGAACTGGTTGTCAAATGAAAAAACAAAAATTGTTGAGTATCAAACTAAAAGTTGGGCAGATAGTAAAGCTCAATTAGTAAATACTAAACAATCAATCTTAAACCTATTCAAAGGTAATAAAGATGAATCACAAAATTAGTCAGTTTTGCGATAAGGTTGATAGCCTTAAAAAGATGGCAGATGATTTAAGGGTCTTAAAATATAAGACCCCTAAATCCGCAGATAGAGATATGAAAGTACAAAATTTAATTGATACCATACAGGCAGATTGTCTATTATTGGCTAACGATAAAGGAGATTATGTCAAAGATAATTTTGATTATTCTGGTGTTAACCATGATGACGGCGTGTTCGGGAATTAAAAAGAATGAAGAAGGCAAATATGAAATCAATCCAATCGGTACTATTATTAGGACTATCATTGGTGTTCCTGACCAATTGCAGCTCCGTTAATAGAAGTCAAACAGGCGCCGTGTTAGGTGCGACAACTACTACAGCTGGCTGTGTAAGTATGGGTGTTGATAATCCATATGCGATAGCTACTTGTGCTGTAATTGGTACATTTGCTGGTGCAGAAATTATGTACAATTCAGATTATGATGTACACAATGCTGTCTTTGTAGACCATTTAAATAACGGACCGTCAGGTCAAAGTTATACAAATTGGTACAATGGCAAAACAGGTAATAGTGGTATTATAAAAGTGACTAGGTCATATACCGAGGGACCTATCAAGTGTAAAGATTATGACGCTACTGTTGATATTACAAATCAATGGCCGTTAATCGGTATAGGCGGTGTGAATAGAAAAGTGGTATTTGGTACAGCGTGTCAACTACCGGATGGGAGATGGATAGAAAAAGATGTCTTATTATCAGGAAAAGGTTAATCTTCTAAAAGAAGAAGTAAGAACAAAGAAAGAACAAATGGAATTTGAGACCAACGAAAAGAGGCTTGCCATTTTAGAGGAAGAAGTGTATAATACTGAACACTCAATAAAAGAATTAGAAAAAAATTATGTACGACCCTAGAAAACAATATAAAAGATACTTAACATGGACATTTGTTCTTATTTTGTTCTTAATTGTATCTGGCATGGCTGTTGCAAAAGATTATATTAAAATTATACCAATTGACCCTAAAGAGGTTGATGGACAATATTGTTTTATTAAGGTGACTATCAAACAAGTGGGTGACGAGATAGTCAAAGAAGAAATTTTGGAGTGTGCTGATGGTAAAAAACAGCATGACGGACCGAGTTATTGGGAGATGTTTGCTCAATTCTATTATGCAGGTGTCAATACTCCAGAATACTGCCGATATTATAGTCGGCCTGAACATGCTTTGAAATCATTTGGTGAAGTATGTTTATCAACAACTGGCAAATGGGAGGTGAAATAATGATTAGAAATCTAATTATTGTAGCTCTTGTGTTAGTTATATTATATGATGTATCGAGTGAGGACGCTTTAGGATATGTTCAATCCACGCTTGCCTTCTTACAAGAGTTAGTATATAATGTAATGGAGAGTGAGAAAATATGAAAAATATAAGTAAAATGGTTGCTATTGGAGCAGTAGGTCTTATGATGACGGCTTGTAGCAATACATATAAAATCAAATCGGAGAGTGGAAAAGTAATGAACTCTGTACCAAAATGGTACATGGCAGATTACTCCGAATCAAAAGCGTGTGATACGCCTTGGTTAGGCAAAGACAAAGATAAAATGTGTATCTTTGGTGTTGCAACGGCTGTATCTCCAGATTTACAATTAGCAATAGAGAAAGGTAAAATGTTAGCGAAGTCTGAACTTGCCGATATCATTGCTGGTGAAATGAATAAACAATCTAAACAATTCATTACTGAACTAGGAAAGTCTGAAACAAAGACAGTTGTTAGTGAAGTAGAATCTACTTTAGTCAATTCTATTAAGAAAACACCTGTTAGAGGTTATGAAATCTTTAAACAAGATGTAACACTTACAAAG